CCAACAAATAGACTTGTTAAGGAAGCGGTTGATGCTAAACAAAATAGTTTAGGCTTCACACCCGAAAACGTAGCGAATAAAACCACAAATATAGGCAATACAGATGTTAATAGCTATCCAAATACGCCAACTGTTAAAAGTGCTTTAGATGCAAAGCAAGATACTTTGACAAATATTACACAAATTGCAAACCGAAGTTATAATGACTTGCAGAATTTGCCAACACCAAATGTTTTTGTAGATTCAACACCATCTGCTGATGTTACTGCAACTGTTGAGACACTTGTAAAAACTTATAGTATAGGAACTTTGACAGGTAAAAAAATGATTGAGTTTACAGCTTTAACACACAAAATTGGTTCAGCAACTGCTGATTTAAGATTACAAGTTTATTTACATAATACAGTTACCAATACATCTGTTGGTATAGGGCAAGCTGTTTCTTTAACAACTTCGCAATTTTTAGGTAAACAAAACACCATTGCAATAAATGGTAATACAATGAGACAGTTATTAAACAGTGCAACAGCTGCACCATCTGTCTATAATTGGTATAGTGTTAATATTACTGAAAGTACAATAGTTGCAAGTGACCCACATGAAATTAGAGTTTTTATAAGAAATGGTGCTAGTGGTTCAGGAATAAAATTATTCATGTTTAAATATGAAATACAATGAGAAATTATGTAATAGATAAAAACACAAAAATATTAAAGTTTTTTATTGCTGACAATATTGAATATAATCTTTATGAAGATGAAGAATTGATTGTCTCAGAACAAGAATTTAATTTTTATCAAGCAAAATTAGTCAATGGTGTTTTTATTGAAAACTTAACACCAGAAGAAATTGAAGCGATTGAAAATGCAAAGATACCAACACAAATAAGTATAATGGATTTTCGTATACAATTAATAAAAATTGGCATAGAAATCCAGGATATTATTAATACAATTAATGCTACCGATGTTTTAAGCGAAACAGAAAAGAAAATTATCTTAATCAAATTAGAGTTTGCCTCTGTTATAGATAGGACAGACGCAGAATTTATACAAATAGCAGAGTTAATGAATATTACACCAAACCAAATAAAAACAATTTTTAAAAATGTGGCTTAAATATTTTATTAATGAAATTCAGATGTTCCTTACAGGTGCTTTAGGTATCATGCTAAGATACGCCTATATGAGGCGAAAAGAAGAGGCGTTATCAAAAGTTAGAGTATGGACATACTTTTTTATTTCGTTTGGCGTTTTGGTGCTTTTAATCATTTATTTAAGCGATAAAAAAGAATTGTTTGGATTGGATTTGCAGGATACAACAAAGATGATTATTTCAGCAATTGGATCGCTATTTTCAGAAAGATTTTTTACTTTTTTGATGGACAAAGACGAAGATATTTTTAATAAAATTTTAAAAAAATATTTCGGAAATGAGAGTAAATGACATATTACAACTCATTATAATTGTGCTGCATGCAGTTATAATTGTCATGCGAGTTTACGAAAGTGATAATAAAACTTTTAAAGACTTCTTTTCTACTTTTGTACAAACGACTTTAATTTTTCTTTTTATAAGGGAGTTGGGAACTGATGCGTTAATGTATAAAAGTTGGTATTGGTTCGCGTTTGATTTTCTTTTAGCATTTTATTTTCTTTTGCGATTAAACCATTTTAAATTTATTAATAGGATTAATGAAAAAAAAATGCCTTTTTCGTGATGTCTACATTTTGTAGAAATTTAAAAACTTATTAACACTATGATAATAACACAAGATGCAATTGATTTAATGCACCGGTACGAGGGTTTGAGATTAGATGCTTATTTATGTCCAGCAAACGTATGGACAATTGGGTACGGCAATACCTTTTATGAGAATGGCGCTAAAGTAAAACAAGGTGACAAAATTACAAAGCAAAGGGCAAACGAACTATTTAATAATATTGTTGAGCAAAGATTTGCCATGCCTTTAAGAACTTTGTTAAAAGCTAAAATAAATAACAATCAATTTAGTGCTTTAGTTTGTTTGGCTTATAATATAGGTATTGGTGCAGTTGGAAAATCCACGCTTTTAAGATTAGTAAATGCAAACCCAAACGACACAAATATAAGAGCGCAATTTATGCGTTGGAATAGAGCTGGTGGAAAAGTGTTACGAGGTTTGACGTTAAGACGTGAAGCAGAAGCAAACTTATATTTTAAACCATGATTTTCAAAGTATATTTTGAAGTGTACGGCAAAAAACTAATGAAAAGAGTTAATGCCGAAAACGTTGCTGAGGCAAAGGCAAAAGTTTTTAGAGACATTATATTTTACAAAATACAACAAGAAGATAACATAGTGAACACAATTTTTAAAATGTTTAGCAAATAAATTTATTATATGATAACATCAAAAGGACTAATTGCAATAGAGTATTTGACAAAATATCCTAAACACACCACAAGCGGTATAGCAAGGCTAATGCATAACGACTACCCGAGCGAGTTTACAAGTTTTGAAAAGGCACGAAATGCAGTAAGGTTTCGAAGAGACGAAATTAAAAACAAAAAAACAAAAACAGATAACACTAATTTTAAACGCACACCAATGGAAAAAAAACAAGCACTAAACAGATATTTAAAGTCAGATTATAAAGAGTTGAAGCCTTTTATTTTGCCTAAAAAAAACAACAATATTTTATTTTTAAGTGATATTCATTTGCCATATCATGATATGAATGCAGTTGATTTGGCAATCAAATACGGCAAAGAAAATAAAGTCAATACGGTTTATTTAAATGGGGATATTTTAGACTTTTATCAGTTATCAAGGTTTACAAAAGATAGACGATTGAGGGACTTTGCAAGTGAAATAGAAATGGGGCGTGATTTTTTAGACTATCTTAAAAAGGAATTGAAAGCAGATATTTTTTATAAGATTGGCAATCATGAGGACAGATACGAAAACTATATAAAACAAAATGCACCCGAATTATTAGGCGTTGGTGATTTTGATTTTGCGAGTATTTTAAGACTTAAAGAAAAAAATATCCAACTTATAGACGGCAAACAAATGGCTTATGCTGGCAAGCTTGCAATGCTACATGGACATGAGTTTGGCCATAGTGTTTTTAGCCCTGTAAATCCCGCTAGAGGCTTATATATGCGCTCAAAAGAAAGTAGCATCATAGGTCATCATCATCAAAGTAGTGAACATTCTGAAAAGTCTTTAAGCGGTGTAGTAGTAACGGCATGGTCTGTTGGTTGTTTGTGTGGATTAAAACCAGATTACTATCCTTTTAATAAGTGGAATCATGGCTTCGCACACATTACAACCGACAACAATGGCAATTATAAAGTAAAAAATATTAGAATAATTGAAAACGCAATTGTATAAGGATATTATCAATAAAATGTTTGAAATATCAAAGCATGATATTACTTTTAATGATGTTTTGAAACGAAAAGACAATTGGTTTCAACAATACACAATGACTGCAGACCAACAAAGCGAGTGGATTGAATGGAGCGAAAACTATTTAAGAAAAAAAACAAATATGTCTAAATATGCGATTAACATAACTATGCAATGGTTGATTTTAGATGTTAGTTTGTTAGTTGTTGATTAATAATTTAAACCAAAACACACAAAAGCAGTTAAAAATATTAATTAATTGCTTTTTTGATTTGTAAATTATTTGTAAATGTATTATTTTTGTGGGGTAAATTTAACGTTCCGATTATTTGCGTTCGGTGGGGATTTAAACCACTGAACTTCATTTGAAAAACAAAACTTTAATAATATGCAGAACGATAATTTGAAACACAAAAACCCCACTGACGCAAATAATGTGTTAGCAGCAGCCTTTTCTTTTAATGAAGCGGTTGTATGGGATAGTCATTTTGGCTATGAGATTGGATATTTTTTAGGTGAAGGACACGTTTACGAAACATACTTAATTGATGTAAGGACTGGCGTTGTTCACGAACCTACTTGCTATCCAAAGTCGGAAATTCATAAATACTCAAACGAGTTGATTGACAAACTCACTAAAAAATATGGTTATGAAAAACGTTTCAGCGATGTCTTTTAAGGTTGCAGCTAACGTTTGCGTGTATGGGAAGTTTAAATAGCAGGTAACGGTTCACGGCTTGGCGAAGGTTGGGATTAGTAGCACAAATGTTCAGCCCTTGCACAAAAGCCAATTAGAATTACAAAAGTTGAATTTACCACATCTGCCCAACTTTTGCCAAGCCGATGTTACAGGCAGGTGTGGGTTAATTAAAACGAATTAGATATGTTTTCATACTACGGAAGTAAAAGTAAAATTGTGGATTATTACCCACCACCAAAACACAAAAGGATAATTGAACCTTTTGCTGGAAGTGCAAGGTATAGTTTGAAATATTGGCAGAATGATGTTTTGCTTGTAGATAAATACCACATAATTGTAAGAACTTGGAAATGGTTGCAACAATGTAGTGAAAATGATATTAGGAAGCTGCCAATATTAAAACTTGGCGAAACGCTTGATAACTTTGATTTAAGTGCGGATGAAAAGATATTTTTAGGATTTATAGTGCAACAAGGAACTACTGGATTAAGGAAAACTGTAAGTAGCTATGCAGTAGATGGAATAGTTACACAATTAAACAATGTTGCAACACAACTTTATAAAATTAAACATTGGGAAATAAGAGAAGCAAGTTATGAAGATTTGGAAAATGAAGAAGCAACTTGGTTTATTGACCCACCATATCAATTTGGTGGACACGAATACAAGTGCAGTAATAAACAAATTGACTTTGCAAAACTTGCTGAATGGTGTGAAGATAGAAATGGACAAGCAATAGTATGTGAAAACACCAAAGCTGATTGGTTGCCATTTAAACCAATGGTAGCTATGCAGGGTGCAATTTTTAAGACAACGGAAGCTATTTGGTCAAACCATAAAACAAACTATGATAATGTGCAGGTGTCGTTATTTTAGTAGGGTGCTAACACTTGCCTGTAACGTTCGATGGCTTGGCGATGTTGCCTAAATTGAACGTGAATTGAAAAAATAATAACCGCAGATTTTCTGCAAAAACGAAAACGGCAATATTGCCAAACCATTGTTAAACACAGTATTTTATTATGACACAAACAACAATTTTAATCGGACTTTTTATCTGTCATTTTTTAGCAGATTACACACATTTATCAACTGCTTGGATGCTTAACGCTAAAAGGCTTGGAACTCCTTTATTTCCAATTTTTATGCACGCTTTTGTGCATATGTTTATAATGGGTGCTTTTTTATCAGTTATTGGTTTAAAAGATGAATTATATTTTTTAATGCCATTCCAATTAATAACACATTTTTTAATTGATGTATGGAAAGGTAAAATGAATAGTTGGTTTACTTCTTTACAATCTCCTGCAAATAAATGGCATTGGATTATTTTTGGATTTGACCAATTACTTCACGCTTTAGTAATTATTAAAATGGCTGATTACGCAATATTCGGATAATATTGTGTTTAACGTCCCTCGGCTTTGCTTTGTTGCGGAAAAGTAAGCCAAAAGTTTAGATTTAAAAACAAAATTAACAAATACAAACCGAACATCGAATTATGATCGAAAACCGCAATAGAGCAAAACCGATGTTATAAGTAGCTTTTATTATGACTTCATTAGAAAAATTAATCGAAATTATTAAAGATAAAAGAAAAGAAAGTGATATTTCAAATACGCTTTTAAGATTTTGTCAAGTTGAAGCTGAAAAACTTTTAGCTGAAGAAAAAATACAAATCATTAATGCATTTGAGTATGGTGCATATATTGAACACGTAAAAGAACGGTTGGATTATGACCACGAGGATTACGAATTCAATAATGCAGAAGAATATTTCGATTTTACTTTTAACCGCAATGTTGAGTAAAGTTACTTATAACTCGTAAATATACGCAACCCAATTTACAAATGAAAAACTACGTCAAACATAACAACGAGATTTACAGACTGAAAAGATTTTGCGAAAAGTCTTTGAGAATGCTATATTTCAAAAAAGTTGCTAAAACTAAAAACGGAAAATATACATACGTTTTTATTAACGGAAAAAGAGTTAATTTTGATAGTGTTATTGGGTTAATCCCGCAAGCGAATGTTGAACAATTAAAACTTATAAAATGAAACAACCATTAATTTATTTATTTTTAGGTGGTGCAATTGTATTCTTATTGATGCAAACTTGTAGACATGAGCCGAAACAAGGCACGTTAATTTCTAAAGAAAAGGAAATCAAGCACGATACGATTAAAATAAGCGAGTTTAAAGACAGATTAATAACAAAACACGTTACACGTTGGCAAAAACAAAAGGATAGCTTACAAACGATTTTTGTAGATTTGCCATGTACTAAAAAAGATAGCGTTTATAGCGAGGCAATAACGCCTAAAATGTTTCAATGGCAAACGTCTGATGACAATTTAATTGCAAACATTAAAGGAATTACTACTGGAGAAGTGAAACATATTGAATTAGACTATATAATTAAGCCTGAAAAGCCGAAAAACTTTTCTTTGAGCGTTGGTATCGGTTCAGATTTAAACGCCACCACGCCAATATTAAAAGCTGGTGTAGGGTTTAAAAATATTGAAGTTGATTATTTGAGAATTAATAATATCAATAACATTGTTGTAGGTTATAGGTTTAAATTTTAAATATATGATAAATAAACATAACTTCCCTTATAAATGGACTTTAAAAGATGCAACCTTTACAAAAGACAAAGGTAAAGTATTTAGTTGCTTTGCTTGTGGTGGTGGCTCAACTATGGGTTATAAATTAGCAGGATTTGATGTATTAGGATGCAATGAAATTGACCCTAAAATGATTGAAGCATACAAAGCTAACCACAACCCTAAATATGCTTATTTAGAGCCTATACAAACTTTTAAATTAAGAACTGATTTACCTGATGAATTATACAAATTGGATATTTTGGATGGTTCGCCACCTTGTAGCAGTTTTTCAATGGCTGGAAACCGTGAAAAGGATTGGGGCAAAGACAAAGTATTTAGAGAGGGACAAGCAATGCAGGTTTTAGATACCTTGTTTTTTGATTTTATTGATTTTGCTAAAAAATTACAACCTAAAGTAGTTATTGCCGAAAATGTAAAAGGATTGCTTTTAGGTGATGCAAAGCAATATGTAAGACAAATTTATAGGGAATTTGATTTAGCTGGTTATTACTGCCAACATTGGTTACTGGATGCAAGTAAAATGGGAGTCCCACAACGTAGGGAACGAGTGTTTTTTATTGCTTTGCGTAAAGATTTGGCTGCACCATTTATGAAACAAGTAGATTTATTTACGGTTGCTCCTGAATTGATACTTGAATTTAATGAGGCGGAAATACCATATAAATACAT